CCAGACAGGCTGCGTTTGACGCACAACAGCGCTTCCAACAGCAGGAAGCACAGCGTCTGCAGCAGGAACGGCTAATGCGAGAGCAGGAGGCTTTGAACGAGAAGGTAGCTACCTACTCGCAGCGAGCGGTCCAACTCGGCATTTCTAACGAGGAATTACAGGCAGCAGGTAATGCTGTCGCTTCGTTTGGCATCTCGGATGATGTAGTCAACTATATTTTGGATGACGATCTGGGACCGGCTATCACGAAGTATCTCAGTCAGAATGTTACCGAGCTAGACGCTATCCGGGCTATGAGTCCGGCACAGGCTGCGGTAAGGATCGCAACTCATGTACGGGATAAGGCTGCTGCATTGAAACCTAAAGTAAATGCCGCTCCTGATCCGGTTGAGCAGCCAGCAAAGGCTGGCGTAGCGCCTAAAGCGCGAGGACCGAAGGGGGCGATTTTCGAATGAATGAGGTGATCCGAAAGTGGCTAATAATCTTAACAGCAACGTCACCCGGAAGGTGGCTCGTGTCTTTTTAGAGGCATTCGAGTCCAGCCGGGTTGTAACAAAGACCGTTGACACTCAACTCCTGAGTGGCAAATTCAACCCTTCAAGTGGTAGCACTGTAGACTTCAAGCGTCCGCACGACTACAACTCCATCCGTACTTCTGGCGGTGATATTTCATCGTCCACCAAGTCAGACATCATTGCTGGTAAAGCAACTGGTACTGTTCAGAACTACTTCACCGTAGCTACCGAGTGGGGCAACGTGGAAGAAGCTCTTGAGCTTGATCAGTTGGAGCAGATCCTTGCTCCTATGGCTCGACGCATCGTGACTGACCTGGAGATTGATCTTGCCAGCTATATGCTCAAGAACTCTTCTCTGAAGTATGGTTCTCACGGCACTGCCGTTGACGCATGGGGTGATGTCGCAGGCGCTGGCGCACTGATGGATTCCATCGGCGTACCTGCAGCCGCAGAGCGTTACTACCTGATGAACCCTTTCACCACTAGCGCACTTGCTAACGTACAGAATGGCCTGAATGCTTCAGATCAGTTGGTCCGTACCGCTTGGGAGAATGCACAAATCTCTCAGAACTTCGGTGGTATGCGAGCTCTGACTTCTAACGCTCTGTCTAGCTTTACTTCTGGCACTGGCGCTGACCGCGCAGGTACTCTGTCTGCTGCTCCTGATGCGACTTACGTCACAGCAAAAGACACTATGACTCAGACTCTGGCTGTTGCTGGATTTACTGCGAACATGGTTGTTAAGGCTGGCGATATGGTCACCATTGCTGATGTGAACCGTCTGAACCTAGACACTCGCACTGCGATGATTGACGCATCTGGCGCTAACGTAGCCTGGACAGGCGTTGTTACTGCTGACGTTACTCTTAGCGGCACTGGTACTGGTAACCTGGTTGTTGCCGGTCCTGCTATCTACGAGGCCAACGGACAGTACAACACTGTTGACGCTGCACCAGCTAACGGTGCTGTGGTAACCATCCTGAGCGCTTCTAACACTCTGTACCAGCCAAACCTGTTCTTCACTAAGCAGGCATTCGGCATGGGTACTGTGAAGCTGCCTAAGCTGTACTCTACTGACACTATTGCAACTACCGAAGACGGTATGAGCATCCGTGTAAGTAAGTACGCAGATGGTGACGCTAACACCCAGAAGATTCGTTTTGACTTGTTGCCTGCATACGCAACATTCAATCCGTTTATGGCTGGACAAGGCTTTGGTGTGTAACTCTCCTTTGAGTTTATAGGGGACTTCGGTCCCCTACTTTTTTATGGCTAAACCAAGAAAAGGCAAAGCAAAAGTAAAGGTCACCGCCAGCGGCAAGAAGGTCTCCTACGGGCAGGCCGGGAAAGCCAAAGGCGGTGGTCCGCGTGTTAGGCCGGGTACAGCTAAGGGTGACTCTTACTGTGCTCGGTCTCTTGGTATCAAGAAGCGGCTCCCGAAGGAGAAGCAGAACGATCCCAATACTCCCAATAATCTCAGTCGCAAGCGCTGGAAGTGTAAGGGCGCTAAGTCGATGAAGGCTAAATATGAGTAAGGCAGGCAAGAAAAAAGGATTGTGGGATAACATCCACGCGAAGCGTAAAAGGATTGAACGGCAGAAGAAGGCAGGCAAGAAGGTTGAGCGCATGAGAAAGCCCGGCTCAAAGGGCGCGCCAACTGCCGAAGCTCTGGAAAAGTCAAAGAGCAAAAAGAAAGCGTCAAAGGGAGCTAAGTACGAGTAATGGCTACAGTCGCGCAGGTTGCTAAGGCAGCCCTACAACGGATATTGGTACAGGCTAGCGAGTCTCCACTGCAGCCTGATGAATATAGTGACTTCATCTTTGCGATGAACAACTATATGAGCGAGCTAGACGCTCAGGGTATCCAGTTAGGATATACAGAGGTCTCTGACCTAGGTGATACCGTAACGATCCCCACAGGGGCTCTCAGGGGCTTGATCGCTAACATGGCGATAGAGGTGGCTCCAGATTACAACGGGGTGATCTCGCAGGGTCTGGTGAAGGCTGCGCGTGATGGCTTCAATACCATGAGGCTGCTCGGTCAGAGCATGGGCGAGACCAAGATGCCCGCAACCCTGCCGATTGGCTCAGGCAACGAAGATACGCTCTTCGGCTTCCCCGGACATTTTTATCCAGAGTCAGAAGAGGATATCCTGGCGGAGTCCACTGGCTCGATCGGTTTGGAGCTAAACACAAATGGATAGATCACAGGGCAGGAAGAAGTCTGACTTTGTAGCGAAGACTTCGGTAGAGGCTGGCGCTTACGTTGACTACTTTGTCAACGGCACGAACTACAAGATCGCATATAGTGACTTCCTTGCAGGATTGGGTGTCACCGGGACGATCGTTCAGGCTGGTGATCCTACTGGGATCGCGGTTCTGGATATTGATGGGACCGTAAACAAAATCAGAAACATCGAGAGCGGTGCGGGCATACTGGCTAACATATCTGCCCAGAACGGTGTAGAGATCAAGCACAACTTCTCTGCCGACTCCACTGGCGCTCCACTGTTACTTAACGTAACGGATGACACTCCTGATATAGCGAGTCTGGTTGCTGGTACTGGAATCACGGTAACGCCTACTAGCAACTATGTGACTATCGCTCGAACTGCGGCTCCCTACGCGCAGGTCCACATTCAAGGTAACTCGACTTCAACCACGATTGCCACAGCCGGGACTGCGGTTAAGGCTAACGGTACGTTTACTGTTGGGATTCAATCCAACTTCACCGGGGACACCACTGGCAAGATTGTCTACAACGGCACAGCCACTTCGGTATTCGCAGTGAAGGCCACTGTGACGTTCTCTCCCGATACAGCAAACAACCAAGACCTGGCGATCTATATTGCGAAAAATGGCACTGTAGAGGCTGGCTCTAAGATTGTCAGGAAGGTTGATGCGGCTCAGTCTGCAAACTGTTCCACGTTTTTCAATGTGTCTCTTGCTGAGAATGATTACGTTGAATTGTATGTCTCGAACGAGACCAGCACGGATAATCTGACAGTAATTGATTCGGTATTCGGTATCTCAAGTTAATGCCTAAAGTTACGCTGCCAATAGCCAACGGGTACTATCAGAGCGATTCTCTGCCTATCTCAGCGCAGGAATGTATCAACCTATACCCGAACATAGCCCAGGCTCCTGCGTTGAATCAGGAGACCCTGTTTGGCACTCCGGGGCTGGTGCAGGTTGCTAGTGCAAGTGATATAGACACTTGCCGCGGGGCTCATGAGATGAACGGAGTCCCCTACTTTGTCATAGGCGGTCATCTCTACAGCATGGCTTCAGATTACACTCTGACCCAGATTGATGTGATCGCGGGGACCGGCAGGGTATCGATGGCTGACAATGGTACTCAACTGTTGGTCCTGGTTCCGGGTGGCAATGGTTATATCTACAACCACTCAACTGATACGTTCGCGCAGATTACGGACGCGGACTTCACAGCTAACGGTAACCCGCAGCAGGTAGTGTTTATTGATGGCTACTTCTGCCTGACCACGGATTCCAAGAAGTTTATCGTCAGTGCGTTGAATGATGGTCTGTCCTATAACGCGCTAGACTTCGGTACAGCAGAGTCTGACCCGGATGAGATTGTTGCTCCGATTGTATTCAAGAATCAGTTGTTCATCGGGGGGTCTCAAACGATTGAGGCTTTCCAGAACATCGGCGGCGCTGACTTCCCGTTCCAGCGTACAGGGTTGTTTCTGAGCAAGGGTATATCGAGCCCGTTCAGTATTCAGTCCATACAGGATACCTTCGTGTTTGTCGGCGCGGGTGCTAACGAGTCCCCAGCAATCTGGGCTCTGAGCGGTAACAGTGTAGCGAAGATATCTACCACTGCGATCGACAAGGAGCTCAGTGCTCTGACGGAGAGTCAGGTAGCGGACATCTACTCCTGGGCATATGCCGAGAAGGGAGCCTACTTTGTGGGATTTGCTCTGCCAGGTACTACACTGGTCTATGACACCATTTCCAAGCGGTGGCATGAGCGGAAGTCATACGTTGACGGCTCTCTGGGCGCTTACAGGGTGAATGCACTGGTCCGGGCCTACAATCAGTTGTGGGCGGGTGATCTGGTGGATGGCAGGATCGGCAGGCTGTCTCAGGAGGTCTACACGGAGTATGGCACTGAGATCCGCAGGAGTATTGTGACTCAGCCATTTCAGAACAATATGGAGTCTTTCGTGCTGCCAGAGCTGGAACTCACCGTTGAGAGCGGTGTGGGTAATTCTGACGCGATGGACCCAAAAGTAGGCTTGGAACGCTCGACAGATGGTAAACTATGGTCTGATGCCAGATACCGCAGTATTGGCAAGACCGGAGAGTACAACCGCCGGGTGATATGGAATCGCAATGGCAGGGCATCGAGGTTTGAGCTTTTCAGGTTTAGCATGAGCGAGCCCGTCAAGCCGGTGTTCATTCAGATGACCGCAGATATAGTGGTGACGCAATGAGCTACAAGCTGAACGCGGCTCAGCCTATTGTTGATGCTAACGGGACGATGGAGCAGCCCTTCAGGCAGTTTACGCAGGAAGCAGCCCTGTCTATACCGATAACGGGTGCAGGAAGCCCGGAGGGTGTAGTTGAGGCGGTACAGTTTAGTTTATATCTCGACACCACTGGAGGTGCGGGATCAATCCAATACAGAAAGATGCAGCCCGAGATCGGCGGTGACCGTACCCGTGGCTGGATAGCGGTTTAGGAGAGCATATATGCCAGTACCATTATTAGCGATAGCAGGAAGTCTTGCGGGCGCGGCAGCGGGAGCGTATGGGGCTAGGCAGGCCAGAAAGGCTGCTGAAGGTCAAACAGAGTCTTCGGAGCGTATGCGCCGGGAGGCCATGCAGGCTATCCAGAACTTCGGTCAGAGAGCCCTGCAGCCGCTCCCATCCGCTTACCAGAGGTCTCAGGACATCCGGCAGCAGAGCGCCAATCGAGCTCTGGCTCTAGCGGGTCAGATGTTCAGACCTTCGCTTGAGCAATTCCGGGAAGGTAACTACATGGCTCAGCAGCGTATTGCTGAAGCTCAACCCTTCATGCAGTCTGCAATACTTGGAACTGGCTCCCTGGGGTATATGCCGCAGGCTCAGCGAGTGCCACTTGATTACAGTCAGCTAGAGCCCTTGATGAACCCGGCTCCAATGGAATTCACCCCTGTCCCCGGTGGTCAGGCAAATATGCAGGCATCTGCTCCGGTTGATCGGATGCAGCAGGCTGTTCTTCGATACCAGGGAAGAATGTCATGAGCTTGAACCGAGGAAAGCTAGAGGATACAGAGGGCGTAAGGGAGGCCGAGTTTGTCGTTCTCGACTTCATCCGCTCCACTCCAAACGCAACGATTCCAGAGATAGCCCGTCTGATTGATGATGTCGGCGCTGATCTCCGTTACATTGCGAACGAGCTAGGGATTGACCCTGCCGTAGCTCAGCAGGCTTACGATGAAGCCTTCGCAGTTGCGCCTCCGATCGAGCAGGTGATTGAGAAGCAGATCAATGCCGAGCCCATCGCGCCTCCACAGGCTCCTTTGGCCGAGGTGATTGATACAACCCCAGCAACAACTGAAACCACTCGCGTAATCCCTGAGCCTACTCCGCAGGTCAGAGAGAACATCATTCCAGACGAGCCAACTCCAACTGCATCCACAAGGGATGTAGTAACTGGCGCTCCCGCCGGTCCCACTCTACCGGTTGGATTGGCCGCAGCAGAGCAGGCGATCCGTGACGCAGAGGAAAAGGCAAGGCAAGACCTGCTTACAACTTTCAATATTTCTAGGGAAGACCTAGAGAGAGGCACTACAGCAGCCTCACAAGCTCTTGCTGGAGGAACCAGAATAGCAAGGGGTGATATTGAGACCGGCACTCAGAGGGGCTTAGAAGCCCTTACAGAAGGTCTCGGAGGGGCTCGCTCTGATATACGGAAAGGTTTTCGCAGAGCCGAGGGTATGTTTGATCCATACACTCGGGCTGGCCGGGATGCGTTGCAGCAGCAATTGGCCCTATCTGGCGCGTTAGGCCAGGAGGCATTCCAGCAGGCTTATCAAGAAAGCCCACAGATGCAATTCCTGCGAGAGCAGGGTGAGCGGGCGGCTCTTCGCACAGCGGCTGCTAGAGGCGGTCTGGGCGGCGGTAGGGTCATGCAGGAGCTTGCCCGGTACGGAACCGGATTGGCTTCTCAGGATTTACAGAATCAGATAGCCAACCTTCAGGCGCTGTCTTCTCAGGGGCTCGGTGCTACTGGTAGCGCGGCTAACATTGCTACGGGCGGCGCTCAGCAATTGGCGAATCTCGGGGTGCTAGGTGGCACTTCAGGACTGCAGGCTTACACTCAGCAGGGTGCGCAGTTGGCTGACCT